GCAATTTTTCCGTTTCCCGCCAGCAGCGCGAGCACTTCAGCCGCCTGACCGGTAGTGCCTACAGTGGCACTCACCTGACGAGCCATTTCGCCCAACTGACCGGCACTCACACCTGCGTAGTTGCCGGTGAGGATCAAGGATTTGCTATAGGCGTCCTGTTCTTCGCTGCCCTTGTAATAGGCGACGACCAGCGCGCCAACAGCTGCGGTAGCCAGTGCGAGTGGCGCAAGAATAGCGAGCAAGCCAGCAGCACCGGCGCCGGCACCGGCTCCCAGCTGAGCAACGGCGCGAACCCCACTTCCCCAGTCTCCAGACGACAGGGCATTACCCAGCTGCACGACGTTCTCTTGGGCCTGGCGGGTGCCGAGGCGAAGTTTGTCGAAGCCGGTGGTGGTTTTTTCGAGCTTGTCGTAGTCCTTGTCGATCTTACTCAGCGCTGAGTTGTATTGATCCTGGCTGATGCGACCGGCGTCTAAATGCTTGCCGAGTTGCTCAACCTGCGTGTCCAGTTTGGACAGCGCAGCGCGGGCCGGGTCAATTGCGCCCAGCAGGCTGTTCAGAGCCTTTTGCTCATCCATGGCCGACTTGGCCAGCGCCACCTGCTGCTTGTCGAGCTGCGCTGATATCTTCGCTGCCTCAGCCTCGCCATAGGCGCCGGTTTTTGTCAGCTTTGCCAGTGCTTCGCGCTGCTTTGCGAGATCTTGAGTGGTCTTGGCGCTGGTAGATAGCGATTTCTCCAGCGCCTGCATTTCGTTCATCAACGAAACGGCGGACTGCTCTGCGCGGCCGCCGGCCTTCGCCATTTCATCCAGACTGGTTTTAGCCTGAATTGCATCGGCCGAGTCGATCTTGACGCCGAGCTCTGCAATGTTCATCGACTCACCTTGAATAAATGCCCGTTTCTAAGGGCTGTTGTCGCGGGCCGCAGCCATGACTGCGATCGCCTCCGATTCCATGACGCGAATGTCTTGGAACACGCGTGAACGTTCCTCGGCAGGAATACCGAGAAGCTTCATCACGTCAGTGAGAACGCCGTAATCGAGACCGGTTGCGCCGCATGCACCAGTGCGCCACTGGGTCCACATCGAGTCCATAACAAGGAATGATTTCCAGTTGTCCGGCCAGACTTCGAAGGTTTCGTCGTAGTCGTCAGGAGAAAAGCCGAACATCGCCATCTGCTCGGCATCACTCTCAACCTCGTAAAGCGCACGGGCAGCGGCGGTTAGTTTCCCAGACGGGCCTTGCCGAAGGCCTCGCTATAGGCTTTCACGACGGCATCTGAAACGCCGATGCAGCTCTTCACCAGCGCCGTTATCGACTCATCGTTGAGCTTGTCGCCGAACCCCCACGAAACAACCAGATCTTTGATCTGATCGACGCCCTGTTCGACTTCCGCAGCAGTGACTTCGGCAAGCGTCGGCTCTGTGCCTTTGAAACGTTCGCCGATAGCCTCTGCCTTGGCCTTCCAGGAGTCGAACAACTCGGCAAGCGCGGTTCGATCGCGATACTTAAAAGTAAACGGCACCATGGCCGGCTTTTCGCCGACTTGCGGGATTGCCACGTCGACCGTGAAGGTCGGTTTCGGCGCGATGGAAAACTTTGCCATTGGACCCCCTTAGGCGTTGTAGCGAGTTGGGCGAGATGCGAACGACAAAGTGATGGTCCGCGTCATGATGTTGTTTCGGCTCAGTGTCGGGGTCGCGGTGATCGACACGTACGCGTAGTAGTAAATCGTCGCGCCGCCGGGCAGGTTTGCGCGAATGAGGCGCGGCTCCTTGTCTTCGTCAGCCGCTTCGACAATCGAGACATAGGCCTGCGCTGGGTCGTCAGCGACCGGCAGCGTCATGCTGCTGGCGGACTTGTTGGTTGGGAGTTGGCGGTCATCATCGTCTTCGAGGAAGCCGTAGGTCAGAAACTGTTGCTCACCACCGTTCGCAGTTGGCTCGGTGATCTGAGCGATTTGCGTCCAGCCGGTCGCCTCGCGGATAGTCCCCGCGCCAGAGCCTACCGGGTAACTTTTCACGCTGGTGGTGTCCACGCCCTCGGCGGAGAATTCGCCAGTATCCGAATCGATAACGCGAGCCGGGCGGCCATTCAATTTTGCCCAGGCAGAATCGATCACGATCACGTCGCCATCGGTCAGGCCGTGGGCCGCGGCAGTAAGCACTGCTGGTTTGGCGTTGCTGATCGCAGTGAACGCTTTCGGCACGCTTAGAGTTGCGGCGATTTCGAATGTGGTGCCGTTGGGGATTTTGACGCTCATGGGTTTTCCTCTTTGCAGAAATGACAAAACCCGCTCGGTGGCGGGTTCAGGATTTGCCCAGTGGGCGAATTATTTGGCGGTTGCGCTATTCAGGAATACGGCAGTCTTGATAAGCCTCAAGGGGCAGGCCAGATTTGGAGCCAATGACGACGCCGGTAAGGCCGCAGGAAGGACAGCAGGCATGCTTTTCCAGATACCACTTCGTAATTTGACTCGGCGTAGACCATTCTCCGCAGGCGGTGCAGATGCACCTTTCGCTGGCAATAATCTCGTCGCGGTTGTTCCAGGCGTGATCATCGGCCGACTCATCCAGCCACTGTAATCGCGCTTTTGTATCCTCATCCATGGTAACGCCCCTATCTACCCATTGACGTGGAGCGATTCTAGCGCGAGCTACTCAATTGGTGTCGGACCGGTATGAGAACGACAGCGGGACGGTGTAGGTTGAATCGCCAGTGATTCCTGGGCCGACATCTACAGGCGTCATGGGCGTAACTACAAAACCGTTCTTCACGTCGCGCACATAAAGCGGAAATAACGCGATGATTTCGGCAGCGATGGGGTTGGTTTTTGCTTTACCGGTGCCAGCCGGGGAAATGATGCTGACCTGGAACACACCGGTATACAGCCGGTGATCGCCGCTGAGCGTGTTGCTCGCCGTGTCGCCCGGGATAGTGAACGCCCGCAGGTAAGTCTCACCGGCCGCCGGCGTATAGGCCATGTTCTCAAACACGATTTTCAGCTTCTCCGGCCTGGCAGCGTTCCAGGCGATCAGCTTTGCCTCGTAGATGGAGGCGATGATGGCGTGACTCATACCTGGTTGTTCCTGATGGCCTCCAACACGATTTGCTGGAAGCGAGCCACGGTTACCCGAACCATGCCGCCGGGGGCCTGGGTCGAATGGCCGAATTCCAGCGGAATCGCATAGGGCAAACTGTTGATAATGTAGGCCATCTGGCCAGCGGTGAAATCGCTCATCGCGGCGACCAGCGCGGCGGTAGTTTCGGCGCCGCTCGGGTCAACCTCGTCGAAGGTGACGCTTTCGACCACACCGAGGGAAATATGCCAGTTCGCACGGAACCGGCCACCGACGTAGCCTTCTGGCGCCTTGATGTCCATGCCGTCGTTGAGCCTGCGGCCTTTCTTGAGCCTGCCGCCCTTGGTCAGATTGGCCGAGTCGCTGCGCAGCGCAGTGTTGTGTTCGTCGACAGCCTTGTTGTACTCGGTCGAGACTACGTTCTGAGCCCAGATCTCTGGATTACCCACGGGAGACATGCGGATCAAGCTGCTGCCGACCTCGATAATGATCTCGCGCACACTGGCATCGATCGCTTCGCTGGTCTGCGCCGCGAACTCGGCCAGGCTCAGGGCGAAGCTGCCGGATTGAGCGGCCATGTCATTTCCTCAGTTGCGCCGTCCACGTTGCATCAGCAGGGTCCGCAGACACGTTCATCACCCGCAACCCGTTGACGATATCGCCGATGGCGGGCTCGGCCGGTGCAGCTGTCGGCGAGCCCGCCTCCGAAACGAAAAGCTCGTTTTGCAGAACCAGTAGCTTCTTGTCGGTGGTTTGGATCAGGGAGCCATCGATTTCCTTGGACAGGTAGCTGCCCAAAACACCGCGCCCCATGTAAGTGATGGTGGTCTCCGGCATCTCGCCGCCCAGGTCGGGGTCATACTCGCCCGCGACCTTACGCACACCGGTGACCGGCTTGACCGCGTCAGCGAGGCCGTCAGGATCGTCGAACGCCTCAGCCATTTCGGCCTGAATCTCTTCGCGCATACTCATGATCAGATCCTTTTCAGCATCATCACGCCGGAGCGCTTGATCCAAGGCTCCAGTAGCGCCAAGGCGAAGTTCACACCCGCCGACTGATCAGTAGATCCGGCCACGTAGGTCTTGCTCACGGACGTGCCGGACTGAGCCGAAACCGTTTTGCTCTGCACTTCCT